TGCTTAATGACTGCACAGGCTTAGCGTTTGCAATTCTCTTGGCATATTGCTCTACCCACTTGCCTGAACGCTCGTATGTTTTACGATCACAGCCGCAACCTTTAACTTTGCCTAAGTTGCCTTTAATTACTTCGCGCCTGGTGCCGCATTTGCATTTACACTCAAACTTGCCTTTTGTCTGAGATGCAGCGATAACGGTCCAGTTGTTATAAGCTTTGCCTATTTCGATGTTCACAATAACTCTCCCTGCATTGGCTCAAACACTCGCGCCTGAGTATTAATCTCAAATATTTCAATTTCTTCTGGCGCGGTAAATCTTGCGCATGACTGGTCAAAAAAGGTGTGAAGTTTCTTCACGCTGCATTTGCCGTAACGCGAACGCTGCTTACGATTGCCGCGAGAATCAAAAAGAGGGCTGTTTGAGTCGTCTTTTCGCCCTAGCAGTTTCCAGTTGTCGCACATTTGGCAGCACTTTGGCGCTGTAATTTTATTGTTTGCTAGGCTCATAACTTTTTTAACTCCAACTGTGTTATTTTACCAAAATGAATTATTAAACTTTGCAGCTTTGCGCCGTTTGCTTTTGCCGCCCTAATATCACGGCGTATAATTTCAATTTCATTAGTGAGACAGGCGTTATTTTCACGCTTTAGTTTTTCGCGTAAATTTCTACGCTTAACCCAAGTGCCTGAAACCTTATCAACTTCTGCTTCTATTTCTTCGCTAGTCCAGAACCTTTCCATTAGTCTGCCCTCTTGTTTAAATAAACGCAGCCCATTAGCACTACATGGAACAGTGCTGGCTTATTGTGATACCAGTTGTTAAGTGTCTGCACTGATTGATTAGTAAGCTTAGAGACCTGCTCAAGGCTTTTTAGGCCGTTTGATTTTGCTTCGATTGATGCGCTCATGTTTATGCCTTTGGTTTAGCCCCGAAGGGCTTTATTATTTTATATTAGGTTTATTGATTCAGCTTCGTCACTTAGTTGCTGGTGTGCAAGTAAACATTCAACTTCATCTTTAAGGCCCGGCATAGAAACAGATTTACATTCAAAGCCTATTGAAGCTAAACATTCTTTTATCATAAAGAAATTCATTTTGCTGTTAATCATTGTTATTACGTCGTTTAATTGGTTAGTCATGTGTTTTTCTCTTTGGTTGTTTGCTTCAGTAGGGTTATAATAGCAAACAGTTTTACACTATGCAAGTACTTTATAAAACTATTTTACGTTTATCTTAAAATTATCACAGCTAATATTATCGCACCAGGTTAGCGTAGGCGTTTCGTGGTCGCCTTGCTCGGTTTCTAGCTGCATCTCACAAACCTCGCAGCAGGGTTTCTCGCTGTACATCGGTGAGCTTGGATTGTTCGCTGTGCTTTGTATCCAGTCGGGGTAGTTATTCATTAGTTTTACTCTCTTAGTAATTCAAGCATATAATCTTTTTCAGCAGACCAAACAGCAGACCTAGCAACAGACCCAGCAGCATGCCAAGCAGACCAAGCAGCAGACAAAGCAGACTCAGAAGCAGACTCAGCAGACTCAGCAGAACAAGCAGAACAAGCAGCAGACTCAGCAGCAGACAAAGCAGACAAAGCAGAACAAGCAGCAGACCAAGCAGACCTAACAGAACAAGCAGCAGACTCAGCAGCAATTCGTTTTTGCTCATCAGGGTTTTTATGATAATCAATTACTAATTCAATTGCTGAATTTACCTCTTGATTTTTTGTGGGTAATAAATTAGTTAATCGCTTTATTGCTAAATCGTGCATAAGTTTTTCAGTGTCGCCGCTAAAATTAATCAATGCTTCTAGTAGCTGCACAGGCCATTTAACTGCGTCTTCTACTTCTAAACCTTCAAAAACTGATTCACTCCAGTATCCAATCCACAAAGGTAAACCGTATTTTTCACATGCTTTTTTAATTGCATTATTTGACGTTTGCATAGCGCAACCGAAGAAACAGCCGCGATAAGATCCTTGCACTTCTTCATCACTCAACCAGTTTCCCTGCACTAGCCGGTCTAATTTTTGATGTTCTTTCATGATTTCAAGTAGTTCATTTAGTTTTTTCATTAGTTTTTCTCTTTGTTGTAAGGCGCACCCATAAACGACTGCGCGAGTTTAATGTCCTTCCTGCTATCGCCGGTGGGCTTTACACCATGGCGAGTGAGCAGGTCAATCAAGCCTTGTGTTGTTTTACTCATACCGTAGCAACTCCAGCGCCTCTTTTTTACGCTCAATAGCTCGCAACACATTAGCGCGTTTTGCTATTGCCTTGCGATGCTTAAAGTCTGGCGATGTACGTTTCATGCTACGCGCCTTGATAAGCGCTGTGGTGAACGCTTACGGTTGAATGCATGGGTGTTGTGCTTTACCGCCCAGCGATGATGATTTATGGGGTATATTGCAAGATTAAAGTTTGTAATGCTTTGGTAAATACATTCGCTCATCGCTCTAATGCTGTTATAAGCCATGTGCGATACCTGCATGAAATCTTCATCATGAATATCTAGGCGCTTGTTATTGCTGAAAAGACACTGTATTAAAATACGTGCTTGCCGGCGCTTGCTTTTGTATTCTGCTCTGTTCATATTCTCTCTCCTGGTTGATTAGCTTGTAGCTTACCACTGCTTTAATATTTCACTGCTCCGACCAGTTTGGCTTTAAATATTTCTTTTGCCATGTGCTCTACGCCAGCGTGAAAAAAAGGCACTGAACTAGCAATAACAGCTAGTGCCTCTTGCCTTTCTAGTTGCGTTTGCAGGTTAGCAACCGTATGCGCCATGTTGTAAGCGCCTATTCGTAGAAACGTCTGTATATCTTTGTGCGCGTCTTGTGGTAGTATTTCGCCGCTATACACCTTGTTAAGCTCCTTGTTTATTTCTTCCACTTTATTACCGCCTCAATTGCTGCTTTATGCCCAAGTGCAACACAGACAAAGGCGCCGTCCTTGTGGCACCTTTCTAAAAAATCTAGCTGGTTTTTTTGCCAACTGCTTTTTGTGTGGTCTTGCCTTTTCAGCTCGCAGATGAATGTTTGTGCGCCTGGTATTATTATGTCACTTGCGCCAGGTGTTAAACCTTCGCTTTTTTGCCTAGATGTTTGCGCGTGGTGCCGCTTTCCTTCATTGCGTGGGTGTAACGCTGTTTCGTATCCGTTTGCGCGTAGCCAGTTAAATACCGTTATTTGTTCAGCAGATTCAAGCGGACAGGCGCCGCGATAACTTACATCGCCATAAACTTTAAGCCACTTAGGAAACTTCATTGATTACATCCTCTGGTAGGTTGTGCCCTAGTATATTAAAAAACTTACTACCTTTTTTGCGCTGTACTTTTACGGTCACCGGCATTGTTAGCTCAAAGTTTCTAGCTAGCAAAACAAGCATGTCAACGTTATTCGCTCTACATCCTACCGCCTTACATAAATCAATCCATGATGATGTATGCTTTGGGATATACCATATTGGGAACGAGGCGTATTGTGTTGTGTAGTCTATCCTGACACTGTGATTGCCAGCTTGTGAGTGCCACTCCTGTACGCGCCATGATAAAACCTTATCACTTGTGGGAATACTGGCATCTTTTTTCATTCTAGTAAATTCAAGTATTAACTTCTCGTTTGGATCTATTAATTCAGCTTTGCATTTTTCACAATAGCGAGCGGATATGTCGTTATCGTGCTCGCACTTTTCACACTCCTTGCTTGACCATCTATGTTCGCATCGTTCATTTATGCCGCGCTCTATGTACTGGCCAAAACAGCGTCGCCCATGATGTGAGGGGATCGGTAGTTTTAATTCATCGTCTGTGAGTATTTGATTACCCATTAAGTCAACAAAATATCCTTCCTCACTTATTTCAAAACCTTCTTTATTTTCACGCGCCCTAAACATGTTAATGGTTTTGCAACTTGGGCAATTAACTTCAACCTCAGGCATTGAACCACTGTGAAATGCTTTTATATCAGGGTCGAATATATCGCCATTGGGGCAATGCCGCTCTATGTTTTTGGCGTAGTCCAATATCAAGCAATCATTCTTACCATCGTCTATACGCAATCCTCTGCCAACGATTTGTTGTAGCAAGCCAACTGACTCAGTAGCGCGCATTATGACGATACAGTCAACGTGAGACGCATCAAAGCCAGTTGTAAGCACTGACACATTAACAAGGTATTTAAAACGCTTGGCTTTAAAGTCTGCAATTATTTTCTCGCGCTCTTTTGGTTTGGTTTTGCCTGTGACTATGCGCGAATTATCTGGATCTAAACTTTCCATTATCTCGCCAGCATGTTGCACCGTAGCCGCGAATATCATCACGCCGCTACGATTAACACAGTGCTCAACAAAGTCTTGCACTATATGGTAAGTTTTACGGCCTTGACCTTCAAATACACGCTCTACGTCTTTACTATCAAACACGCCCATTTTATTAAGCGCTAGCGATTTAGTATTATAAGACTCTTTAACCGTATCAGCATGGGGCGGTGTTAAATATCCCTGCTCAATTAATTCATGTGCGGTTATACGGTGTATCAACTTATTAAAATATGGGTCTTTTGTTTGCCACTCTGGCACCGGATTATTTTTTTCATCGTACTCGTATATGTAGCCGCTGCCTAGCCGATAAGGCGTAGCTGTTAACCCAATAACCCGCACGTGTTTATTTTTGTTTCTAACATGGTCTATTATGCTTTTAATAGTTGGCGTTATACCGTGGCATTCATCTATCACAATGCCTGATATATTATTGCCAAACTTATCAATTGAATTGCTTACGGTAACAGGCGATCCAAATATTACATCGTGCGCCATTGACTTAGTGATTGAAGCGCAATAAATGCTTGCAGGGTTGCCGGTGGCTAAGTATTTTTCATGGTTTTGGATTATCAACTCTTTTGACGGTGCCAAACACAATACTTTTTTGCCGCTTTTACCGTTTATCCACATGGCAAGTTCTGCAATAATATGTGATTTACCGGCACCGGTGGCGGCTTCTATCAAACAAGGATCCAAACACTTTTTAATATACTCAACAACCGCGTCAAACGCGGCTTGCTGATAGTCTCTTAGTCTCATTAGCTTATCTTCCAGTAGGTAGACTCTTTGCCTCGGTATAACTCTAAGTCGCTATCAGGCGCAATATCTTTAATTGCTTTAGCGTATGAAATGGCGCCTTGCTTGCTAACCTTTGTTATTTTTAAGGCGCCAACTTGACCACTTTCACCGCCAGTTGCATCAACAAGGGACTGCTTTGCGTCCTCGACTTCGCTTTTAGCCACTTCCAACGATGCTAACGCTAATTTATAAACGCGTTCAAGGTTGCCGCCGTCTGTATATCGCCATGCGTTTTCGGGATTACACTGCTCTAAATAATCATCGTAAAACACCTCTAACCTGCAAAGGTTTTCAGCTATCCACAGGCTATCATAGTTTACGCGCTCGGTAAGCGAACCAAAGGGCGACCACTGGTAAAAGTCACACCACAAACGCCCGGTAACAAAAAGCTGTATTTGTATTTGCGCGTGATAATGCAGTTGTTCTTTTATGCTAATAAATTCAGGGTTATTATCTGCCCTAAATTTAAACGGGCATTTAACCTCAATCAAACCGTATTCACCAATCAAACCATCAGGAGAAGCGCCCAGCCATTCTGCATGAGTATAAAATCCGCACTCTATAACCTCGTTACCTGTTTCTAGCATGTAGTCCTGTATTGCGTTGTGCTCGCTTTTAGTGCCGTACTCGGTGGCAATGTTGCCCTTAAATTCACTTTTGGCGCCTAGCGCTTCGCGCACCATTCGGCGCATTGCATCAGCAGGTGTGGCAAAAGGTGAAAAACCAAGTATTGCCCCAACCGCGCTACCAGTAACACGGCCTTTTCTTTGCTCAAACCATTCTTGAGTTCTTTGTTCAATCATTGTATTTCTCTCTTAAATAAAAAAATAAAGGGAGGCATTGCCGCCCTTCGTGATCTAAAAAGATATGTCGTCTTCCCAATCTTCTTTTTCTTCCGGTACAGGTGTCGCTTTTTCTACCGGTGCCGCCGCTTTTTTATTTAAGGGTGCAACAGACTGTACCCAGTTGCCGGTCATTTTGCTGCCGTCGTCTTTTTCCATTTCCCAAACTTGCAGCTTTAGCGCCATTGGCTTACTAAGTAAATTCTTTTGCAAGTCTTGGTCGGTTGGTTGCGATGTTAGCTTCATCAAACCGCCGCCAGCGTTTGCATCAATAGCCGCTAGCATACGCTTGGCCTTGTCTGCTACTTTTGGATCTGAGTTGGAAACCTTCACCTTTTGGAATAACTTCCTGTTTTTGTATTCTGTAGGTGCAAGCACCGTCCAACGTAACTCAATAAAAGTACCTAACAATTCGCTAGAGTCCCACTTTGCCTGGTCACAAGCCGCCTTTACTTGGGTGCCCGAAGGCATCGGCTCAATATTACCGCCGCCAACCTCGAATTGACCTGTTTTTTCTATCTCTGTGTTATCGCTTAAATTCCAAAAACTCATAATTATTTACTCTCTTTTTTTGTCTGCTTAACTGCTAAAGTAGGGATGTACGGTAAAAAAGGATTAACACCTTTTTCAACATATAAATCTTCATCTATACCAAAACGATTTTTACTTATTTGCGCGGCGGCCGTATAACATACCGCAATCCTATTACCGCTAGACACCGCTTTTTTGCGTTCGCCGTCGCCTGTGGTAAATGTTTCTAACTTAATATAAGAAACCAAATCAACATTGTCTGTAAAATGCGGCATTGATTTTTTATGCAACCGTAATTCATAACGCGAATATGGATCAGCATCTGGTAGCTCAATAGTGCTTACGTCACTATGTGCTATAAATATAACATTCATGTTACGCTTTTCGTTTAGCACCTTAGCTGCTTTACGAACACGCCCATGTAAAGCACTTACCGCCAAATAACCGGCGCCGTAACCGCCGTTGGCTTGCGCTAAACTTTTAGGGTTTTTAATATCTTGCTCAATAACATGTTCACCAAACAATGTTTCCAACTGCGTTATTGAATCAATAACAACCGTTTGATAATTGTGTGGCTCTTTTATTAAGTCGGTTAACTGTGTCCATAGCTCATCCAGTTTACTAATAACTGGAAAAGCATCAGGGCGCATGTTTTCGGGGATGGCTTGTAAACCGTCCTCTATGCGTATAAATATAGGGTTAGGGAATGTGGCTGCAAGTGTTGTTTTACCAACGCCAGCATCGCCGGTGATTGTTGCTATGACAGGACGATCCTGCGGCTTACTAATAGTAGATAAACATGACATTAATTTGTCCTCCTCTTCTTTTCTACGTTTACAAATGTAAATCATTACTATACACTTGTAAACACTTAAATCACAAAAGAGCAAAAAAATAATGACCATTGAAGAAATCATAGAAAAACTACAAGACAGAAACCTTGCAGAAGTAGCGCGACGTATGAATATTACCAGAGCTTACTTATCGCAAATATGTCTTGGCCGTAAATGTAGCGAAGAGATGCGCCAGCGCCTAGAGGAGTACTTAACAAAATGAATCAGTATGATTATATAGAAGCAGGACTAAAAATATTCGGATTAAACGGCGTACATAAAGGTGTTTGCGGTTGCGGTAATGAAGAGTGTACCGCGCTTTTTAAACACCCTATATCATCAAACTGGCAGCATACCCCCCACTGGTCAGATGAACAACTCGAGACAATGGAGGAAATGGATCAATTTAAAACTGGCTTTGGTGTGCTAGTCGAAAACCTTTTAATAATAGACGTGGATGCTAGAAACGGCGGCGTAGAGTCTTTTAATAAACTATGTAAAAACCTTAACGCAGACTTGATAGCAAAAGCAGGTTTTGCGGTTGCTACCGGTAGCGGTAACGGCTCACTACATCTATACTTCTCACTACCCGAACCAACAGCGCTACGACAAAACCACGAGGATTACTTAGGGATAGACTTCAAAGCTAGCGGTTATGTGGTCGGCTGTGGCTCTCTTCATGCAAGCGGTAACGCTTATGAAAAAATACACGGCTCACCTTCCGACATTAAAGTGGCACCACTGGATTTACTAGCGCTACTAAAAAAGCCGGATAACTACCGCGTGAAAACAAACATGGGGATTATTGACGTTAGCGAGCAACAAGTAGCAGAAGCATTGTCATATATTAATCCAGATGTACCATACGATACATGGATACGTTGCGGCATGGCGGTACATGACGCGCTTGCAGGTAACGGATTCGAAATATGGGACGCTTGGAGCAAAGACGGTACAAAATACACAGGCGTATCAAACCTTGAGCGCCATTGGCATTCTTTTGGAAAATCATCTAGCGCCGTAACAATAGGTACCATCATTCACCTAGCAAGTGAAAACGGCTACAAAATGGATGCCGAATTTATTGTTGATGAATCATTGATGCTGGATGATGAGGTAATAGATACCATTGATATTAGCGGCATTGATATTACACGCCCGCCAGGCTTTGCCGGTGAACTTTGTGAATGGGTGAACAGTCAATGCAGATATCCCAGAGAACACCTAGCCGTAGCTGTTACGCTTGCCGCTATTGGTAATCTTGCAGGTATGCGCCATGTTGATGATAAAGACGGAATGACAGCAAACCTTTTAGCCTTTTGCGTAGCAGGCTCATCAACTGGTAAAGAAGCAATACAAAGCGCCTTTTTAAAAATAATGCAGGTTGCTAATATCGCCAGTGCTGTACATGGCGGTATTAAATCAGAGCAGGAAATAGTCAGAAACCTAACACGCCACCAAGCCGCTTTTTATTCGGTTGACGAAATGGGGATCGTATTATCAAAAATAATTAACGCAGGTAAAAAAGGCGGCGCCGTTTACCTTGAAGGCGTTATCGGTTTAATCATGTCCGTATACAGTAAAGCCGATGGCTCTTACACAGTAAGCGGCGACCTAAAAGAACAGATAAAAACAGACCTAGTAAAAGAACTTGCCATGTGCCGCAAAAAAGTAGACGAAAACGAGGATAAATTAAACGTCCACGAAAACAGGATCCCATCCATTGAGCACGCGCTTAAAAATATCGACTCAGGACTAGACAGCCCTTTTTTATCATTAGTAGGCTACACAACCCCAGTAACTTTTAACGACCTTATAGAATATGAATCAGCAACTAACGGATTTTTAGCCCGTTCTTTAATATTTGAAGAAAGCGAAAACAATCCAAAGCGAAAGAAAAACTATAATAAAAAAGATATGCCCGACCAATTACGCTCAGTACTTTACAACCTATTCCATAACGGCTCCTTTGAGCAGACACAGGGACGCATTGAGCACATTGGTACAAAGGCTAGCGTTATCACAGAAAGCGCCGCCAGTGACATGCTAGACCGCGTATATGATGTATTTTGGGACATGGCAGAAGAAGCAAAGACCGGCACAGGATTAGAAGCGGTGCCAAGGCGCGGATATGAACTTGTAGCAAAGATAAGTTTTATCCTTTCTATACCGTCAGGCATTAGAACCGCCGAGCATGTGCGCTGGTCTTTTGCCATAGTAAAGCGTGATATTGAAAGAAAAATGCGCCTAGCTTATGCCAATATGAATGAAAAAGAAGATCCAACAAGCGCAATCGCCGCCAAAATTCAAAATATATTAGAGCAAGGAGAACAAAAAACAGGCGTTATCGTCAACCGATGCCGACCATTTAAAAAGGATAATGTTATAAACGTGTTAGATGTTTTAACAAAAAAACAGTTTATTACCAAAACACACCACGATAAAACAGGGAACACAAAAAGCTTCGACATGTACAAAATCGTATAAAAAACATACAAACTTAGCTAAAACTAGGTTTTTTTATGCCTTTTTAAAAGTCAATAGTTACGAATAGTGAGTGGATAGTTATGCACTTTTTTTGTAAGTTCATAATAACTATAAAGAAAAAAGTGAATAGACACCAATAGTGAATAGTAGCCGAGAAGTACATATAAACATATAAATATATCCCTTAAATACCAGTAGTATAATAGAGTAATAGCTATACCCATTATTTTAGTGTTTTAAAAAATATAGTATATATATACTATTAATCTATTAACTATTAAGTAATATAAATATATTAAAAACAGTAACTTACAAACAAAGTCATTAGTAGGGAGTTTACTATTAACTTCTATTGAGTTTTTGCCACTGGTCGGAGCAGCTTAATAACTAATTTGTGTTATTGTAATTTTTTAAATAATCAGGTGATTTATGATTAAATGTATAGTGCCAGTATCAGGCGGTAAAGACAGCCAGACGTGTATGAAGTTAGCGTTAAAAGATTTTGATAAATCCGAGATAATGGGTTTATTTTGTGACACTAAGTTTGAGCATCCTTTGACCTATCAGCATGTTAAAGATATTGCAAAAATGTACGACGTTAAAATAACAACGATTAACGCAGGCTCAGTTAAAGAGAAGGTCGAAAAGTATAACCGGTTTCCTGGTGGTGGCGCGAGACATTGCACCGATGAGCTAAAAATCACACCGAGCAAGAAATTTTACAAAGCTTTTGCAGAGGAACAAGGCGAAGGTTTTGTGGTTTATTATGGTATGCGCTCAGAAGAAAGCGCAGAACGAGCAAAAAGATATGATGGTAAAATGGGCGAAGAAATATACGAGCCGCACGAGATAATGAGTAAATATCCAAAGTACCTTGGAAAGCTTGGCGTTCGGTTTAGGTTGCCAATTATTGAATGGACAAATAAACAGGTTTTTGATTACTTGGAAGGTGAACACAACCCACTTTATGACGCAGGGTTTGATCGTGTTGGCTGTTTCCCTTGCTAGGCTGGCGGTGACAGGTGGAAAGAAAAAGCCTTTGCACATGATGCCTTTGGGAAAGAGCAGCGCATAAAAGTTTCAATCATTGAGGAAAACATTGGTAAATCAGTATTTACTAGCAATGGCGCATTACAAAGGAACAACCCTAACCAGCGCAGCTTATTTGACGACTCATCGTCTGGTTGCAGAGTTTGCGACATTTAACTGGTCGGAGCAGTAAAACGCAAAAAGTAGTTTATAGTGATTTTACATTAACAAACGAAAGATAATTTATGAACAGGCGACACGACGACAAAGGTTTGATAAGCAAGCGTTCAGCGATATACATAATAATCATATGCGCGGTGCTCATATTTTTAGGCGTGTCGAGCATGGACGCGAAAGACCAGGCAGCACAAGAAGCTTACT